GATACAAAGCAGCTGAGGCTGTTGAGCCAACTGATTCCGTAGAGGAGTAAGAAATGATTGGGGATAGAGAAATCTATCCCTTTTCTTTTTATCTAGCCAAAAGAGGAAAAATCAAAGCCGGGCGCCAACGCTTGCGCGCACCGCAACCCGCAAACAAAAATGGTCATACTAATTTTATTGACGAAAAACCTTGATTTTGATATAATTACTATAAAAAGGGGGATTTTTATGAAAAAGCTTTTTGAGAATATAGCAAAAATATCGGTCGGCACGTGGGTCAGAGGTATTTTGTCTCTTGTGTCAATAGTCAACATGGCTCTGACCGCATTCGGGAAAACACCGGTCAACGTCGAATACAGCGAGCTCTATACAATAATAAGCCTGATATTTACATTTGTTGTCGGCGCTGCGAGCTATTGGAAGAACAACAGCTTCACTTCTGCCGCTATAGAAGCGGACAAATTCATGCACGAGCAGCGCA